AACGGGCATAGATGCAGCGGCTAGGGCTTGTCCTTGCGCGGGAAGGTTAGTTGCGAGCGTTGCAAGTGACGTGTTTCCCGTCGTTTGAAGAGCGGAAGTCGCGGCCCCTGTAGGGAGAGGAACTGTAGAGAGGGAAACCGGCTGAGTCGTTTGCCAAAAAGTTCCCGTCACTGGGTACGACGTTGGAAAGTTTCCCACGTTTACCGAGTCTGTACCGCTTGAAAGAGTCCAGGTGCGCCCGGTAGTCCATGATCCGCTTTGAGCTGCACTGATCAATGTGGGGGGAGTGAGCGTTGTGAGCTGAGCGGCCGTTAGCACAACGGGCATAGATGCAGCGGCTAGGGCTTGTCCTTGCGCGGGAAGGTTAGTTGCGAGCGTTGCAAGTGACGTGTTTCCCGTCGTTTGAAGAGCGGAAGTCGCGGCCCCTGTAGGGAGGGGCACCGTGCCCGTGAGCGTTGTGACCTGCGTTCCATTTGTCAAATCTGCCAAGATCGACGCCAAAGAGGTATTGCCCGTGCTTTGAAGGGATGACGTTGCCGCACCCGTAGGGAGTGGCCAAGACGCTGCACTCACGGGTTGAGTCGATTGCCAAAATGTACCGCTTACCGCTTGAGTGCTGGGGAAGTTGGACACGGCAACTGTACCGCTTACGGGCGCGGGCGACTCAAGCTCAGAGAGAATACTTGCCAGTGTTGTATTGCCGGTGCTCTGAAGGGAAGACGTTGCAGCGCCCGAGGGGAGTGGAAGCCCTACCGCGCTGATGGGCTGAGTGACAGCAGACGGATCAACCTTGAGCGCGCCGGCCCCCGACACCGTAGCCTGATTCACGCCTGCTGGGTCCGTGACTACGGTGGATGGGGAGTAGCTTGCAAGCGCCGTAGTGGACAAAAAAAGCGCGAAGAAAAATTTATTCATACAAGTACCCATCCTATTGAGGTTGGCAAAAAAGTAAACGACGTGCCCACGAATAAGTTAACCTCACCCACGGACACACCGCGCACAATGATTTCATCTTCCCCTTGCGGGATAACATGTTGAATTGACGTGCTTGCGTTCACTACAGTAATAGTTGATGCCTCATCGCCGTTCAGCACTGTAGAAATAAGGGGGAGCGTTTGGGTTGTCGTCGTGTTTCCAGCATCCACTACCGTATAGGTCTGGGTATTCGGGATTGTGCCGCTTTCATCCACGACGGCCACGATGCCCGCTGAGCCGGCCGGCCCTGGCGGCCCAGGCAAGTAAACCTGAACGGGGCACCCGGTGTTGAGGTCAATAATTTCTATCAGCCCATCACAACACTGATCATCGTCATCTAAGTTGCAAATTTTCACCACTTAGAAGCCCTCCATCGTGACTTGTGGAGAGACGTACATAATGCCTTGAATGATGCGGGTGACGTTGCCAATTGTGTCTTCCATCTTCACATCAAAGACAAACTGAGTGGTTTGTCGCATCGGTTGAAGTGGATCAGAAATAGAAGTGACGATGGCCGACGTGATGGAGTTGGGCAAGCTCCATCCCACTTGCCCCTCATTGCTCGTTTGATTCAGAATATCAAAAACAAACTCGGCCACAACCGGCGAGTCCAGCGCAGTTGAAGCGCGCATCTCACCCTTGAAGGTATACCCTGAAATATTGATAGGACCCGAAACCCCGGAAATCTGAATGACGGTATTGAAGTCATCCCCCTGATTGAGCAGAATTCCGAGATTTCGAGTACCCATGATTCACCTCAAGTTTTGATAATATAATTCACTGCGACGTTGGCAGGCGCGGTTTCGATTCCAGTGCGGGGCGTTCCATTCGTTCCATCACTAATCGGTAATGCTACACCATTACCAGTAGGGCGGTTTCCAGTAGGCGACGACTGGATATAATCAACCGTTACACCCGTACCCGTAGCGACTGTGCCAGAAAACACCGTTTGTTGATGATCGTGCCCCTGCATCGTGTCGCCACTTGTGGCACCCAGAGTTGCCGCGTGAGCAATGCCCCCGATCGTTTGAGTGCCTGCGCCGCGAGGAAACACACCCGCAAGATTAGGAATACCAAACGTCGTCGATCCGTCACCAACACCGTAGGTTGTTCCGATCACTGCAAACAACGCCGCGTAAGTAGTGCGTGAGACAGGTGTTGAGGTATTACAGAGTAAGAACCCAGTCGGGGCAGAGCTTCCGGCGAAAGCCAATATCGCGCCTGTGGGCGCAGGCCAGACTTGGGTCATCAGTGCTTGGATATTAGCGGGCGTTCCATCATCGTTACAGTTGTCGCCCGTTTGATTCACCAGAAACTGAGCGACCTGCGACGCGATGTAACACGCTTGTCGAAGAGCCTTGTTATTGAACGCAGAGCTTGCAAGACCCGGTTGATTTCCAATCGGGAGGTTAGGGTCTGCCGCGTAGGCGGTTTGAGATTCGACGTTGGCACCCGCGCCCGTGGCGAAAGGTAAAAACTGATTAATACCCATAGCTATTTCTCTCCTTTAAATTTAAAAACACGGCGGTAAACCTGAACGATAAGGCTACCGCCGTGCCTCTTCCCGCTAAGGAAACTTTGAAAATTAAGTTGGCGCAAGTTCAATCCCCCACGATCCGTCATCCCATCCTTGAATGAAACTGTTTTGGATGTCCCATCCAAACAGCGGGCCAGTGTTAGCCGGCACGACATATTCAGTGATCCCCACACCTTCGGGCTTAAGCGGTAGGTATCCGCCCCTCAAAAGCGCGAGTGTCAGTGAGTCAAGCACAGCTCCTTGGACAATGAAAGTGTAAGTCATATTTTTATTGTCCTGAATCAAAATATTGAAGCCTGGGAAAAGCTGACTCCAAATCGTGTACGCGCCCTCCGTCGTCCCATCCCAGTGATTTGCAGCGATTCGAGCTAAAAGGAGAGTCAGGTAAACGTCATCAGGCAGACTGACAAGAGACGTAGAGTCGTCCACGCTCTGCCATATCCCAGAATCCCAACCGACCGATGCAGCTCCATCCCAAGTGAAAAAGATTCCCGTGATGGGAACTTGTAATATTCGAGAAACCCCTACCCACTCACCGATGATATCGAGCTGATTTCCAACCGGAGGAGTAGCTAGGTCAAAAAGAGGAATCATCGAACTCATCAACGCCTGAACCTGTACGGGCACGCCTACGCACGCTGCGATCACGGCCGCAAGGTTGGGTTGCTTTTGGTGTTCAGAAGTGAGGAGATTCTGATAATCCTGTACTGTGTTACTCATGTGACAATCACCACGTTCGAAGCCAACGAAATAGGGATGGCGTTGAAAGCAAGGTCAATGTTTCCACTTCCAAAACCGCCGCCTGAGAGAGTTGAACCCGAAAGCGAAAGGGCGCTTGAAGACTTTGCAAGCGTGATCGCGTCGCCGGCTGGCCCTGGCTGTGCCGCCGTAACGGTGAGGATAAGCCCCGTCGTATCGAGCATGTAGGTACAAGTCACCAAGTTGACATCGGTTGAAGCGTTGAGGAAGGCAAGCAGGTTTGCGGCCGTTACTGTGTCGGATGCTCCGATTTTGACTTGGTTCCCGGTTGGCGTTCCGGACACAAACGTGATGGCAGTGCCCGCGATCGTAAGCGTGTCGCTGTTTGCCGGATTTGAGCCGAAGGTAACGGTAGCGTCTGCGCACTCGGCAAGCTCAATCGAATCGACAAGGAACGTGCCAGCTTGAGGAGTACCGTAGAGATAGGCCGCCGCATAGAGCTGAGTGATGATCACGCTACCACCGATTGGATAAGCTTCGATCGCTGCCGCGACGGCCGCCTGAATAAGCGCTTCCGTGCTTGTGACCCAGCCCGTTCCCGGCGTGATAGTGACTTGAGCTGCGATCAGATTGGTGTTGGGAATAAAGAAGTTGATCGTGATCGGCATCCCGCGAGAGTCCGTGGTGGATACACTGGTAGTTCCATACGTTTGAGTGCCGGGAGTCTTGTTTTGCTGGATGGCCGCCGCAATCGCGTTCACGCTTCCGCCCTCAACCACGAATGAAATACTGTGCGGGGGAAGGCCGTTACCATCTGTGATATCCGTGTCATTCTCATAACCGACCGCTTCGCTGACACCCGTGACATTTTGAATGGCACCTAGGGTTGCTTCAAATACCGTCTCAGCCGGAAGTGAAGTCGAGTTGATTTGTCGATCGCGTAAGGCCGCGTCCGTCTCAACGGGAGCGCCCAGAGTTGCCGCTGCCGGGTTGTTCACGGTTTGCCAACCTTGCGTCGGCGTGAAGATGCCCGTGATAGTATTCTCAAGCGCTGCAACCGCGCCCGGCTGTGCCGCCGTTGCCGTGACAGTGATTGTGCCGCTATTTGGGATCGTCGTGGTAGGAATGATCCATTGTTGTTGAAGTGTGTCGATCGCAATCCCGCCCGTGATGAGCGTCCCGGCCGTTCCACCGATCACAACGGGCACCGTGGAGTTTGTCGGGACAAGGCGAGAAATTCCGTTGATCTTCACCACGCGAGAAAGTCCAACTCCCTGAGCCGTGACGGGCGAAAAGGAATTATAGGTGCCGGCACCCAGAGCGGCCGTATCGTAAAGAGCTTGCGCGATGATCGCAAGAAATTGTCCATCTTGAGAGTCGTCGCCTAGATAAACGTCCGCACCATAAATCCCTTTGTATTGTCCCGTCAACCACGAGAGAAACGCCGGATAATCTTCATAGTTGTATCCGGTTGCGTCGATCCAAACTAAGTCTGTGATGTCCATGATTTCCGCTCCTAGAAGTTTGGATAGTTGTTGATCGTGAGCTGAGTCGGCCCATAGATCGTGTTAATGGTGCAAGTCGCCGAGTAAGAACGCTTAACCGGGTCGATCGTGCTCACATAGTTGCTGATGCTATTGACGCCAGGCACGCTTTGGCCTGGCGAGGTCCCGGCCGGTACGTTGGTGCTTGAAATGGTCACGAGCACGCTCAAGATTTGCGTTTGAATCGTGGAATCAGCGGATGCTTGATTGTGATATCCCATCACGCCTTCGGGATAGGGCGTGCCACTATTCGTGTTGATGTACCACTCACCTAACCAGAGCTTAAGACTCGTGAGCACGGCCTGTCCTACGGCGGCCGGCGTGTCGATCAAAAAGTTGCCTTGGCTTGAACCAAAAGTGTAGTCGCCCGTGGGGCTGAGCTGGCGATATCTCATTGTAAGAGTGCTCCAATCTCGGTGAGCACATTCCCAAGCGCGGTGACGGCCGTGGCGGCGGGCACAGATAGTGCGGTGCCCGACACGGGTGACGACGGAAGGGCCGCGAGTGCGCTCATGAATGTGTTCAGAAGAGTTTGCAAATTGGTGAGCGTCGTTTTCAAGCTTGTGGTGGAGTTTTGCATCCCGATCAGGCCGCCCGCCGTGATCGACAAGAACGTGGTGCCGGCGTCGTTTCGGATTTGAAGATCAGTCGAGCTGATGCCAGCGATCACACGCGGGAGCGAGCGCGGGCCGGGGAGTGCGAACCCATCCGAGAGGTCATGCATTCGCATTTCCATCGGGACGCCCACGCCCCCATTCTGCCACCATGCGTCAATACAACGTGACGCCAGTATGATAAGGACCTCATCGCCTTTCTTCATTGGGAAGCTTATGGTGAACCCGCCAGCGCTCGGGAAGCAAATGGGCACGTCTACTAGCAAAGGCAGGTTGATGTAGCTCTCATCCCCCTCAGCGTTCGTATACACCCCTTGTATGGCGGGCTGGACCTGCACCGTCATTTGGGTGTTATTGACTGCCTGCACAATGCCTGGCATGGCCGTCCACATTTTCGCTTGACGCCCGTCGAGCGCGTAGACTTGGGCGGCTTCGGCATCATTGAGTAGTTGGTTTCTATCCATTGCCGTATCCCGCCTGCACTGAGTTGAGTGGGTTAGAAGATACGTCAATCGTGAGCATTTGCAAGTTGGTGTACCACTCCGTGCCGCGCGTGTCGCCCGAGTGCTCGGCTACAAGAACGTAGTACATGCCATCATTCGAAAGAGGCACCGGGGTATTTGCCGGACTCCCAGGCTGAGAAAAATCAATCACGAATTGCTGCACAGCCGCGTTGTCAATCTGCACACGTCCATGGCACTTGATCTTTGGGTTAAGCAGGCACTTCAGCTTAATTCCCTGGATCGTTTGTTGAGGGGCACCAATGAGGCCGCTCTTTGAAGTGAGCACCACGGCTTGATTCGGGAGATACGCCCCCTGCTTTAAGAAAACAATTTTCTCATCCTGAATTGACCACGCAAACCCATTGGTGTCGGCGATCGTCTTGATGTAGTCGCGCGCATTGCCGTACAAGACCTTGCCACGGGGGAGCTTCACTTGTGGAAGTGTCCCGATGTAGCTTGCTCCCACGCCCTGGCCACTCATGGATGCAGCAGCGGCGTTGAACTGATCGGAAGGGGATGAGCCCCCAGCGATTGCAGAGCCTACCGTTTGGGTCACGATTGCAAAATTATAGGCTTGATCCCCGTCGCCCGCGATGAGGTTGATGAAGGTATCCGTGCCACTCTCACGGCCTAGAATTGCCTGCTTGATGTTGCCCTTGAAGATCACACCAAAGTTTCCGTCGTACCCGGCCTGCATGATGACTTGGGTGAATTCCTGCTTGATGAAGAGCGCCGTCGATTGGGCCAAATTGTACACGATGATATCGGCGACATTCGGTGTCATGTAGCCCGACTTTTTTACGGCAAACTTCACGCGCATTTGCGAAAGATCAACCGTGGTGCCACCCTTATTGGACACGAGTAACTTGAACTGCCGGCCGAATTGCTGAGCGGCATCAGTGCCCAAAAGATTACTCATTCGTGTTCACCGTCACGAAATAGAGGTTAGAATCGACACCGAGATTGACAAGCGTTGGCACGTCGTCGGGGTCTGCCCCATTGGTGAGCACATAGATGGACCCATTGATGCCCAGGTATTCGAGCCCTGCTAGACAGTCCGTGCCCGTGATCATCGGGATGTTACTCACGATCGGGTTTTCGTTTGAGTCGGCGATGTCGAGCGCCCAGTAAGAGCAAATGTCATTCCACTTGCTCGTGAGAGTGTAGGTCACGCCGGCCAGCAAAGTTTCAAATTGTTGGGGGATATTCACTAAGGGGAGAATGTAGGCTTGCGCGCCTGGGGTTTCAGTCGTGATCATCTAATCCCCAATGCTTGGCCGCCCGTATAGAGCGCCGACTGTTTTTGGCCTACGGGTTGCGTGCTTGCGTTACTGCCCCGATTCTTAAGCTGAGACGCGGACAGAGTGCCCATGATGATCGG